ATCTACAGCTCAAGAAATGGACAGAAATATAGTACAGAGCGCAACGATAGGATAATAAAAATATAACAAAAAAACAAATAATTAGTTATATAAATATATGGAAATAATAGAACTTGTATTAGACTCAAATGACGAAATGAATGGTATTGAAGCCATTAGTGTCGTTGAAAATCCAGCTATTGAAAGTGATTTTATTGCTTTGAAAAGTCAAGAGATACAACTTGCAGAAGTTGACAAAGAGAAACGTATTTTAATGGGTGCGGCTTTAATACCTGACAAACATATTTACAGACGTGACAAAGATAGGGAGTATTATATTTTCTTTTCACAAGACACAGTAAATAAAGCCTCACAGTTATATCTAAAACAATCTAAACAAAACAGCGCAACGTTAGAACACGAAAGCAAGATTAATGATATGACAGTTGTTGAAAGTTGGATTGTTGAAAATCCTGAAATGGATAAATCTAAACATTATGGGTTAAACGTTCCTAAAGGTACGTGGATGGTTTCAATGAAAGTTGACAACGATAAAATTTGGACGGAATTTGTAAAGACAGGAAAAGTAAAAGGATTTAGCATTGAGGGATATTTCGCTGACAAAGTACAAATGAATAGTAAAATAGTTGATAATGTAGCCAAAGAAATAGACGAAATGACAGAAGAAGAAGCAGAAACATTATTTAAAGCTATTGTTGAAGCTGTTGAAAATGGCAACCTATAACCTTACAAAAATCTAACAAAAATTAATAGTAATAGTTATATATATAAATGACAAGAAAACAATGAGTAAAAAAACCATTTTAAATCAAATCAAAACTTTATTAAATATGGAGGTGAAACTCGAACAAATGAAGTTAGATAATGGCACAGTCGTAGAAGCTGATGCTTTTGAACCTGAATACGAGATTTTCGTAATTTCAGACGTTGAAAAAATACCTTTGCCAGTTGGTGAATACGTATTAGAGGACGGTAGAAAATTAGTTATAGCTAACGAAGGTATTATAGCTGAAATAAAAGATGCTGAAACAGAAGAAGAAATGCCTGTTGAAGCACCAGCGGAAGTACCTGTTGAAGCTGAACAAGAGCCAGCAGCTCCTAAAAAAATAGTTGAATCTATTAGCAAGGAATTGTTTTTTAGTGAGATTGAAAAACTTAAAGAAGAAATAAAAGAGTTAAAGTTAGCTAAAGAAGAAGTAAAAAAAGAGGAAGTTGAATTATCTGAAATAGAAGTAACAACAGAGCCTTTAGTTCACAATCCTGAAAAATTATCAAATCAAAAACAGACATTTTATAAAAAAGAATCATTAGTAGAATTTTTAAACAAAAGAAAAAAATAAAATATGGCAACAAGTGTAACAGTAGATTCAAACTACGCAGGAACAGTAGCAGGTGAAATTATAGGAAAAGCATTTAAAGATGCAGATACAATTTCTAAGAATTTAGTAACAGTATTACCTGATATTGATTATCAAGTATCTTTAAGAAAAATTAGTTATGAAGATGGCAGAGCAGACTATGCTTGTGGATTTACTCCAACAGGTGCGGTAACACTTTCTGAAAAGACTTTAGTACCTAAAAAATTAAAGAATGAGCAAGAAATTTGTAAGGAAGATTTAAGACAAATCTGGTCGGCTGCTTCAATGGGCTTTTCAGCGCATAATGATAACCCTCCAGCAGATGTTGAAACAGCTTTACTTGCTGAAATTTTAGCCGATACAGCAGAAGCAACAGATTTAGATATATGGAATGGTGTGGCTGCAACGTCAGGGCGTTTTGGTGGATTTGTTCCTTTATTTACTGCTGATAGTACAGTAATAAAAGCAAATAATGGTATTACTCCTTTAGGAGCTGCTATTACTAAATCTAACGTAGTTGCTGAAATTGAAAAAGTTATCAATGCAATTCCAGTAGCACTTTTAAGAAAAAGTGACTTAATATTTGGTGTATCTAACAACATCGCTATTGCTTATCAACAAGCGTTAGTAAGTGCAGGCATCTCTAACGGATTTGGAGGAGCTGATATGCCATTAAACTATGGAAACTTTAAATTAGAAGTTATCAATGGTTTAGCTGATAATACTTTTGTAGTTTACCAAAGAAAAAATCTTTATTTCGGTACTGGTTTAATGGCTGACCACAATGATATTAGAATTAAAGATATGGATGATTCAGATTTAAGCGGTCAAATCCGTTATAAAATGGTTTATTCAGCAGGTGTTCAATATGTAAATGGTGACGAGATTGTATGGTATTTATCTACAACAATATAATAACTAACATAAAAAGGGGTGTTTAGGTAATGCCTTCACCCTTTTTTTATAAAAAAATATATAAATTATGGCATGTGATATCACATTAGGAAGATTAGAACCTTGTAAGCAAAGTGTCGGAGGTTTAAAAGCTGTGTATTTTATCAATTATGATAGTACATTGTATGCTGGTGCTACGTTTACATTAGAAGAAATAACTGCTTTAGCGGAGGCAGTACCTTGTTTTAAATATGACTTAAAAGGCGCAAATACATTTGACGAAACGAATGAAAATTCGAGAGAAAATGGCACGTCTTTTTGGACACAAACAGGAACTTTAGTACTTAAAAAACAAGACTTAACAACTCAAAAAGAATTGAAATTGTTAGCGAGTGGAAGGCCACAGGTAATTATAGCAGACTATAATGGAAACTATAGACTTGCTGGTGCTGAAAATGGTTGCGAAGTTGTTGTAAATACAGCAAGTGGGGCTGCTATGGGAGATTTAAACGGATATAACATCACGTTTACAGGCCAAGAGAAACAACCAGCTGACTTTATTGATAGTGCTTTGATAGATGCAGTTAATGGATTTACAGTTACGGAAGGTGTTTAATTTTTATTAGTTTTTAATTATTGTAACAAGGAAACCTCACTAAATTATAGTGGGGTTTTTTAATAGGTAGAAATTTAACAAAAACAAATAAATATTGTTATATAAGTATATGATAATTTTAAAACCAATATCGGCAGTTCAAACGTTAAAATTTATTGCAAGGCAAGATAACGCAACGCATATAATTTTAAGAGATGAGCAAGATAATACAAGCGTTCAAATAGACGCTACATTTACTTTAGATAAATATTATTTAAAAAGTGATATTTTATTTAACGGAAACGATTATCTAAAATTTATCATAAGAGTAGAAAATGATAATGGTACTTTTATAGACTCTGACTGCATACAAACTTATAGCGAATTAAATACTTTTGAATTTCTAAAAGAGGATAGGTTTTATAATTTAACTGTCTATAATGATACTGAAATAGTGTACAGAGATAAGATATTTTGCACGTCACAAACTGACTATTCTATTAATAAAGATAGTTATATCCAAAATGAATCAAACAACGATTATATAACGTTATAATGGCAAAAAAAGAAGAAAATAAAGGAAGTATATACATTACTAATTTGAGTAAATATGCAACGCCTAAAATAAAGGAGATTAAGAATAAAGAGTGGGTTGAATATGGCGAAAAAAATAATCACTTTAAATTTCTAATAGACAGATACATAGGTTCAACAACAAACAACGCTATTATAAATGGTATTGTTAAAATGATATATGGTAAGGGAATTGGTGCAACAGATGCTAATCGTAAACCAGAGGCTTATGCTCAAATGCTTTCTATTTTTTCTAAAAATGATTTAAAGAGATTTATTGCCGATAGAAAAATGTTAGGAATGGCAGCCTTTCAAATAAACTACGAAAAAGGAAAAGTAAAGACTGCAACGCATTTCCCTATGCATACTTTAAGACCTGAAAAGATGAATGACAAAGGTCAAATTGAAGCGTGGTATTATCATCCTGATTGGGAAAATAAAAAAATGAGTGACGAACCTGAAAGGATAGAAGTTTTTGGCAGTAGTAATAAAAAGAAAAATGAAATTTTAGTATTGACTCCTTACGTGGCTGGTTATGATTATTTTAGTCCTGTTGATTATGTAGGATGTTTACCTTATGCGCTTTTAGAAGAAGAAATAGGAGACTATTTAATAAATGATGTAAAGAACGGATTTAGCGGTACTAAAATTATAAACTTTAATAATGGTGTTCCTGATGAGGAGAAAATGCGTCAGATTACAAATGACGTAAACAGAAAAACAACAGGGGCGAATGGATTAAAGACTATTGTATCTTTTAATAATAATCAAGAAAGTAAAACAACAATAGATGACGTTCCTTTAAACGATGCTCCAGCACACTATCAATATTTAGCAGACGAATGTAGAAATAAGTTAATTATAGGTCATAGAGTTACAAGTCCTATGCTTATTGGAGTTCGTGAGAGCGGTGGAGGTTTAGGAAATAACGCTGACGAAATAAAAACAGCTAACTTATTATTTGATAACGTAGTAATTAACACGTATCAAGAGGAAGTTTTAGACATAATGGATAGCGTTTTAGCTGTAAATGATATAAGTCTTAAACTATATTTTAAAACCATTGAGCCTTTGGAATTTATAGATGTTGATGGAATGACAAAAGAAACACAAGAAGAACAGACAGGTGTTAAAATGAGTGCTGAAAACAACTTCACAGATGAGCAAGGTAACGAGATGCTAAAAGACTTGCAAGGCGAAAGTATTAGTGATGAATGGGAGTTAGTAGATAAAAGGGAGGTTAGCGATGAAAATGAAAATGTAGAAACGTGGGCAAATAGGTTGATTAAACCTAAAAAAAATCTATTAAAGAAAATGTTTAGTGGTATTATAAAAAGTAATCCAAATGCAAAAAGTTCTTTAGATAAAGACATTTACAAAGTACGTTATGAGTATTCTGAAAAATATCACACAGGTAAAAGCAGACAATTTTGTAATGATATGATGCAGAGAACAGCTAAAGGAGTTGTATATCGCAAAGAGGATATTGACCAAGCTGGTTTTAGAGGGGTTAATAAAGAATTCGGTCATAACGGACAAAATTATAGTTTATTTAAGTATAAAGGAGGGGTAAATTGTGGGCATTATTGGAGTGAAAATTTATATAGATTGAAAACAAAAACAGACGGAACACCTTATAAAGACAAATCTTTAAGCAGTTCAGATGAGGTTGATAGTATTGATGGATACAATCCTAAACCTAACGGATTAGAAGAAGCTAAAACAGCACCTAAAGATATGCCTAATAACGGTAGGCACCCAAATTATAAAGGATAATGGCAAAAGTATTATTAATTACAACAAAAGACATTAAAAAGTATAGCGTTTTAAATGGAAATATTGATAATGATAAATTCATTCAGTATATTGAAATAGCGCAAGATATACATATACAAAACTATTTAGGTACAGATTTATTAGAGAAAATACAATCGTTATTGCCTGACGATATTAGTTTGCCTGAAAATTCTAAATATAGTACGTTATTAAATAGCTTTATAAAGCCTATGACTATTCATTGGTCGTTGGTAGAGATATTGCCTTTTATGGCTTATACTGTTGAAAACGGAGGTGTTTTTAAACATATATCTGATAATACTACAAGTGTAGATAAAAATGAAATTGATTTTTTAATTGAAAAAGAGCGAAATATTGCCGAAAATTACACACGTAGATTTATAGATTTTATGAGATATAATCAAACCGATTATCCTGAATACATAAGTAATACAAATGAAGATTTAAGACCTGATAAAAACGCTGATTTTGGAGGTTGGTATTTAGGCGGTGGAAATAATTGCAGCGAAAAAGATTTTTGGGGAATTAAATAAAAAATATGCAAGAGAAAGTAAAAAAATACTATAAGCCGAAAAAAGAAAATGTTTTAAAACTTAAACTTTTTTTAAAATTAAATAAAATTAAAAATACTGAATTATTAAAAAGATGAGATATATAAACTATATAATTATACAACTTCTGTTTTTAGTATTTTGGGTGTTAGGAGCTTTTTTAATAGTTCCTTTAATTTATCCTTTTAGAAAAATTATAAGAAAATATAAAATAACTTTCTTTTGGTACTTTTTAAACGATACAACAGAAGGTATTGATGC